ATATTTATCCTTTATTTATATGGCCATCCTAAATTCCAAATAACCAAACTGTTTCTTTCTCCACTTTTTACTGGACATACTCTATGCCACACAAAACCAGGAAATACAACTAAAGATCCTTTAGGTAGTATCTCAGTGCATTTTCTAATATTAGGTTTTTTATCAGGGTCCAAATTTCTAAAATCAAATTCTAGTTCTCCACCCTTATAATCTTTAGGATCAGATAAACTAACAGTTACAGATAATTTTCTAATCTTACCGTGTGAAGGATCTCCTTGTTGTCTTTGATAAGGTTGATCCCAACCATCACAATGCCAATCATAAAATTGGCCTTTTGTATATTTTGTAAACTGACAAGATTCACTAAAGTCCCATTGAAAATTCCAACCAGCATTAGTGTTTGCTTGATGCACATAAGGTTGTATTTCTTTATAAATCCATCTATCACTCATCCAAACTATGTCAGAGTTTCTTTTCTTTTTTAAATCTTTTGTTTGTTTTTTATTTAATTTTTTATTACCATAACCACCAGTCACTGCCATTTGATCTTGCATTTGATGACCATACTTTACAATGTCATCACAGATACGTTCTGGAATGGCTGATTTAAAATACCAATAATAGTTTGTAAGGTTCATATGTCTTTATGAACTTAATATAACATTTGTTATGAAATTGTCAATGTACCTGTAACTGTAAAAGTAGCGATCTTGTCTCCACCAGGGTGAGTTGCAGTTGCATTTGTTCCTGGAGTTACAGATAAAGTTGCAGCACTTGGTGTTCTAACAATAACAACACCATCTCCACCAGATCCTTGAGAACCACTAAACCAGTTTCCACCTCCACCACCACCAGTGTTTGCAGTACCATTTGTTGCACCACTTGGACCACCGGCTCCTCCACCACCAGATCCTCCAGCCCCAGCTCCTCCTGGCCCTGCAGCTCCACCACCACCAGCAAAAGCAGTAACAGAAAAAGGTGTTCCACATGCATTAATTGTATTTGGTACTCCTGCACCACCAGCACCACCAGAATTACTTGTATTCGCAGGACTAGCTCCTCCTGCTCCACCACCACCTGATGCATGATCCCCTCCTGGATTTAAAGGAGAAACTGGTCCACTAGGATTTCCTTGAGGCGGATCTACAGGAGGTGTGTTACCTGCATAACCACCAGTAAGACCATAAGGTCTATTTAATGAACCACCACCAGATCCTCCAGCTGCACCTGAATTACCACCACCTGTTCCTTTACCACCACCAGCTGATGTTATTGTTGAAAATGTTGAATCGTTTCCTTGACCACTTCCTGATCCTCCAGAACCGACAGTAACTGTATAAGGTCCTGGTGATATAACTAATGCTGATCCTTGTAAAGGAGAAGGTCCGTAACCAGAGGCTCTATATCCACCAGCTCCACCACCTCCAGACGATGCACCACCGCCACCAGCGACTACTAAATAATCTACTGTAGTAACATTTGGATCTCCATCAGCGACTGTTAAACATCCTGATGCTGTAAAACTTGCTATTTGATCAACTCCACTAGGAGTACTAACATAAGAAAGCGAACCACCTGGTGTTGTTGATAATGTAATTCCTTGACCTGCATTTGCTCTTGCAACCACAATACCTGAACCACCTGCAATACTAGTTAAAGCACCACCACCCGATCCACCACCAGTGTTTGCACCTCCTGCTGCATTTGTAGTTGGTTGACTGCCACTAGATACATAAGTAACACCACATCCTCCACCACCAGCTCCGCCACAACCAACAGTTCCTGAAAGATAAACGGCACCGCCACCACCTCCAGCGTATGTTGTAGCTTGTCCTGTAATATTGTTTGGTGCTCCTGCACCTCCATTTCCACCTTTTCCAGGACCTGCATTGCTTCCAGAAGCAGTAGCTCCACCACCACCTCCTGCTCCAGTAGATGGTCCACATGCTGGTCTAGCATCATTTCCTCCAGCATTACCTTGAGGTGGATCTGTGGGAGGTGTATTACCTGCTCCTCCACATCCATCGTTAAAATTACCACCTACCGCACCACCACCTGAACCTCCAGTTGAACCAGAACCAGCTGCAGATGTTCCTGTTTTACCACCACCTGTAGATGTGATTGTTGAAAATACTGAATCAGAACCACAAGTTCCACTTCCTCCACCTCCAACTGTTACTGCATAACTTCCTAAACTTAATTCTAATGCTGATCCTTGTAATGGACTTGGTCCATATCCTGATGCACGATAACCACCTGCACCACCTCCACCACCAACGTGTGCACCAGTTGGAGATCCTCCACCACCAGCAACGACCATGTAATCTATGTCTGCTGTTCTTGAAGGCCATGTGCCATTTTCCAATGCATCAAATTGATCATTGAGACTCCAGACTCCTGAAGCTTTGTTTAATTCTTTTACTACAACTAATCCTGAACCACCTGCTCCACCTGACTGATTGGGTTCTCCACCAGCTCCACCGCCACCACCGCCAGTGTTAGCACATCCTGCACTTCCATTAGCTGATGGTCCTTTTCCACCAGCTCCACCACCGCCTGCTCCACCTGCACCAGCTGATCCTGGAGATAATCTTTTACCACCGCCACCACCGCCACCATAAGTGACACATGAACCTGTAATATTACTTGCTAATCCAGCGCCACCAGCACCACCATTACTAGAACTAGGGCTTGGTTGATCAGCAGGAGTTCCTGCAGCGCCAGCACCGCCACCACCACCACCAGCTTGAGCACATCCAGAAGATGAAGAAAATCTTCCATCTCCACCAGGATTTCCTTGAGGAGGAGTTGTTGGAGGAGTGTTTCCTGCTGCTCCGTTAGGTAAATCTTCAGTTGTATAACCTTGTCCACCACCACCTGATCCACCTGTTCCTGCATCAGCAATATTAGGAAAACTTCTTCCACCTTTTCCACCTCCTTCAGAAGTGTAAGTTGTGCCTTCTATAACAATACTTGAATTAACTCCATCTGTATATGAAGCACCTCCACCACCAATAACTACTGCTCCCAAAGTAGCACCACCAGAAACTGGTACACTTGAAATTGTTCTAACACCACCAGCACCTCCACCGCCAGCAGCACCGCCACTTGTAGATCCACCACCTCCACCTCCAGCGACAACAAGAGTATCAACTAATCTTGTACCTGGTTGTGTAGTAGCTGCACTTGGTGCGCTTGATGTTTTAGATGTAACTTTATTTTTTCCGAAAGATGTTACGTTGACTGGTCCTATTATTCCGCCATTTGCCATAGCCTATAGTACCTCCTAATCGTCTATAACTTCATATGATATGTATAGAGTTAGGTCAGAGTTTGCACTAGCTCCACCTTTTAATACATCACCTTCTTCTAGATAGATAGGTGTATCTGCTAAAACTAAAACTGCATCAGCTGGAACTGAAACAGTGTTTGCTATTTTAAAAGTTGCTCCAGAAATAGAACCACCTGTTGCTGCTGAGGTTCTAGTTGCTTTTGTTATTTGAACTGTTACGTCTGCTGCATTTGTTCCATCAATATTTGCAACTGACATTCTATTAATTTTTACTAATTTACCAGAAGCCACAGTCATTAAGGATGTAGTAAGAGTTGTGTCTAACTCGTAGCCTTGTGACTCTCCTATAATTGTTGCTACTGATACTATATTTGGTGCTGCCATAATTTACTCCTTTTATCCGAAAACGATCGCCATTGCAATAGCTTTTCCTGTTGTTGCTGGTGAAGAATCAAAGGTTAATTGACCAACAGCTGTAGTCCCTGATCCTGTAATACTATCTACCTTTAAAAACGTGCCTGCTGTTATATTTGATGTTGGAAACTTAATTGTATAGCTCTGACTAGATGAATGTGGGGGTGACTGTAAAATAATACCATGACTGTTAGACTCACAATTAAGCTGAATTGCACCTGGGTTTGTAGCACCCATAACCTCGATATTACCTGTTGCTTTTGGTCTTAATTTTAAACTAACATTAGTATCACTACCATTTGCACCAATTTGTGGCCCTGCACCTGTTGCAGAGTTTGTTACATCAACAAAGTTTACCGCAGATCCAGTTGTTTCAAATATTAACTGCTCATTTCCATTTTCATCTCTGATACCATGAGCATCATCAAAATCTATCATGAAAGAGTTTGTATCTAAATTACCACCTAATTGTGGTGATGTATCATCTACAACATCTCCTCCAAATTCTTGAAGTGTTATATTTGGATTAGTTCCATCGTCTGCTTTTGCATATGCAATTACAGTTTTGCCATTTGGAACTGTAGCAGAAGTTCCTGTACCAGTTGCATATTTAAATACAACATTTTGTGATCCAGAAGTTGCATTTTTTAAAATATAAAAATTTTGTACATCTAAAGGTATTGTAACATTTCTAGATGCTGTAAGTGATCCTGTAAATTCTATAACTCTATGTGCAAGAGTTGCACCAGTTGATCCATCAGATACTGAAAGAGTTGTATCAGAACCATCTGTTACTGCTTGAGTTGAATAACCACCAGATATTTGTTCAACGATTTCTAAATTTGTATTTGTTTTTGTACCCCAAGTTCCTGCGTTTTCACCTGTTGCTTGTTTTTCTATACCCAAAGGGGTGTATGTTGATGCCATAAAAATTCTCCTAAGCTGCTATATCACTATAACTTGTATTTGATCCAGTTGCAACATCCGAATATGAAGAATTCGAACCCGTTGAAATATTACTATACGATGTATTAGAACCAGTGTCAACATCGCCATAAGCAAATATATTTACAGCTCCTACACTAAACGTTGCAGATTGTCCAATTAATCCTACTGTAATATCGGGTATAGTTGTAATTGTTCCAAGACTAGCACTGAATGATATTCCCGTTAATCCTAAACCTTCTTCTACAGCTAAAGATCCTATACTAGATGTTATACTAATTCCAGTTGGATTAGCAACAGCACCTCCTAATCCAATTATAGAACCAAGCGTAGTTTCCATAGATAACCCAGAAACAATAACTGTATCATTAGGTATAGTTACAGAACCTAAAGTAAACGTTGCTTCAATACCTGTTAAAGAAGCTTCTTGTGAAGAGGTTCCAGTTGCGGTGCCTTGTGTTAAAGTTATTTCTTGACCAGAAATAATAATAGTATCATTTGGAGCAAAAGCAGTTCCTTGAGATAAAGTGAGATCAAGACCTGTCATTCCGACAGTCATGTCAGCTACAACTGGTACACCTAATGCAGCTGTAACTTGTTGACCTGTTAAACCCAAAGTTACGTCATTAATTGTTAATGAACCAACTGAGAATGTTGCTGATAAAGTTGTATCAATTACAACAGGAACAAAAGCTTCACCTTGTGAAGATGTAATTTCAAAACTTGTAGGTGTTATGACTTGATCAGGAACATCAACTGTACCAATACTAGTTGTAAGTTGTATACCTGTTAAAGAAACAGAAACAGTTTGATCTGAAAGATCTCCCCAGCCACCATCGCCGCTCCATTGTTGAGCACCCCAACCCGTTTTAAGAGTTACGTCCTCATTCCATTCAGCTTGGCCCCAGGTAAACCTGCCCCATCCTGAAGTCGTCGACATGGTCGACC